GTGTCTCGTGGCAAGAGAATGAGTAGAAATTAAATCAATCGGAACCAAGATGGCTGGTCACGGCGGATATCGTCCAGGGTCCGGCCGACCGAAGGGCGCGCCAAACAAGAACAGCCAGCAAATCCGCGACATGATCATCGGCGCACTGCAGCAGGTCGGAGGCATGGAATACTTAGCTCGCCAAGCACTTGAAAACCCCAGCGCGTTCATGACGCTGGTCGGCAAGGTACTGCCAACGCAACTGATCGGTGACGGTGAGCATCCGATCCAATTCGTCATTCGCGGACCGTCGCCTGTCGAAAGTGCATCTGACTGGCTAAAAGCCCATGCGCCGCAGCAAATAACGATAGATGCTGATGAAACTATAGTCGAATGACGCTGACACTTACCGCAGAGCCAGAAATCAGGACTGCATGGCAACCGCAAACCGGGCCGCAGGAAGCGTTCTGTTGCTGCCCGATATTCGAATGCTTTTTCGGTGGCGCCCGCGGCGGTGGTAAGACCGATGCAGTGCTCGGCGAATGGGTGATGCACGCAGCAGAATACGGCGCCAATGCCATCGGCCTAATGGTGCGCAGAACGCGCGTCGAGCTGGATGAAACGTTTGAACGTGCGCGCGACATCTACGGCAAGATCGGGGCTCACGCGACCTACAACCCGCGGCGCTTCACGTTCCCCAACGGAGCCCGCATAACCTATGCCTACCTTGAGCGCGACAGCGACGCCGAGGTGTATCAGGGGGCGTCATACACACGTATATACGTCGAGGAAGCCGGCAACTTTCCCAGCCCGGCGCCGATCATGAAACTGATGGCGACCCTGCGCAGTGGCGCTGGTGTGCCGGTCGGCATGCGCCTCACCGGCAACCCTGGCGGCCCTGGTCACCAGTGGCTGAGGGCCAGGTACATCGATCCCGCGCCGCTGGGATGGCGCGTGCTAAAGGACGATGGCGGCCTCGAGCGCATCTACATCCCGTCACGCGTGGCGGATAACAAATACCTCGGCGCCGACTACGTGCAGCGGCTGAAGGCGTCGGGCTCCGCAGAACTTGTGCGGGCATGGCTCGAGGGTGATTGGAGCGTCGTTTCGGGCGCCTTCTTTCCGGAGTTCTCGCTTGATCGCCACGTCATTGCGCCGATGCTGCTGCCGGAGCATTGGCCGCGGTTCCGCAGCTTCGACTGGGGCTCGGCGCGGCCGTTCTCGTGCGGCTGGTGGGCGGTGAGCGACGGCTCGTTGCCCAGCATCGCCCGCGGCGCGCTGGTGCGCTATCGCGAGTGGTATGGCATGCGGAATGCCGAACCCAATGTGGGCCTCAAACTCACCGCCGAAGCGGTGGCGGACGGCATCAAGCAGCGCGAGCAGGACGACCCGATGCCGATGACCGGCGTCGCCGACCCGGCGATGTTCGCGGAGGATGGTGGGCCGAGCATTGCGCAGAGGATGATCGGACGGGGTGTGGTGTTCCGGCCGGCGGACAATCGGCGCGTGCCGCAGCGGGGTGCGATGGGTGGCTGGGATCAGTTGCGCTCGCGTCTGGTGGGCGATGCGGACGAGCGGCCGATGCTGCTGATGTTCGCGACGTGCCGGGATCTGATCCGCACGCTGCCGGCGCTGCAGCACGACGATGCGCGGCCGGAGGACATCGACAGCGACATGGAGGACCACGCGGCGGACGAATGCCGCTACGCCTGTATGTCGCGGCCGTTTGTGCGCGACGCCGCCGTTCCGGAAGTGCATGACAGTTGGGCGCGTGCGTTTGCTCGGGCGCGGGAGAGCCAGGATGCGCAGGCGTGGAAGGTGGCGTGATGGCGCTGGATGACAAGCCGGACTATCGCACGATCAGCGGCGGCGAGTTCAAGCACGCGGTCGGTTGCGATCCGGCGCAGTGGGCCGAGGCGTTCCTGCAGCGCGAGGCGGCCGAGGCGATGGGTCCGCTGGCGTCGCGCGAGAACCGGCTGGCCAATCTGACGCGCTGGTTTGCGGATGCGATGGAGGCGGCGCGGGTGGACGAGCGACGCTATCGGTTTGATATGTCGGACGGGGACGATGGAGAGTAGCGAAACGACACTGATCGAGGACGCGGTCGACGCCGGCACGGAGGCGGCGTCGGAGTATGTGTCGTCGCTGCCAGCGGGACAGCAGGCCTGGGGCGACAAGGAGTTTCAGATCGCCGAGACGGCGGCACGGGCGGCGATTGCTGCGCTGCAAGATGGCGCAAACGGATCTTATCGCCCGTAACCCATGGTTGTGCTGCTGCGGTTGCTCAATAAACCTACGGTATTTTGCGCAATACCCCCCGAGTGCCGAACCGAACTGCCCGAGATCGGCGCGCAAGGCTCACGCAACGACATGAAATCAACGGCTTAGGCCATGAGCGGTTCGCTCAACACGCTGTTCTCCGGCGACATCCCGGATAGCATCTACTCGACCACGCCGAACCAGCTCGGCACGCCCTACGGCTATGCTGGGGTGACCGCCGGCGGCACGTCGCCCGCCGTGGCACCCACCGCGACGCCCGCAGGAGCCGCACCAACCCAGCCGATGTCGGTGACCGACGCCGTGACGCAGTGGGCCAATGCGCAGAACAAGAACGCCTATGGCGTCGATCCGACGACGGGGCAGGGGCCGCAGACGATGGGCATCTTGGGGACCGCCGGGTTCCCTCAGTTCGGCGATCCGAGGACGACGATGGATTACCTCGCACAGCTATCGCAGGGCACGGTCACCAACCCCAACATCACGCCACAGCAGGCGCTGGCGCAGTTCCAGCAGATGCTGGCACAGCAGAATAACCCAGGCGCTAACCCGTGGGGCGACAGCAATCCGGATGCCGCCGCAGGACGCTGGTAGGAGGAAGCGACATGCCATCAACCACAGAGAAGCAGGCGCGCACAATGGCGGCGGCGGCGCACGATCCGAAGTTCGCCAAGCGCATGGACATCCCGCATAAGGTCGCCAAGGACTTCAACAAGGCGGATCAGAAGTCCGGACTGCTGAAGCGGGCAGAGCCGAAGAAGTCGATGAAGCGGCAGCCGTGATGCAGCGCATCACCGAGGCGCAGCAGCCCCGGTACGTGAGGCCATTCTCGGCATGGAGTAGGAGTGATGGAGCGACGAGCAGCGAACGTTGCGGAAATCCAGCAGCGGTTGGACGCGTTGAAGACGCCCAAGCAGCGCCAGCGTCGGCTGCGGGAGATTGAGGCGATGAGGAAGATGGCACCCGACCCGGAGTGGGTTGACGCGATGCTGGGCATTGAATGGGCGTGCCTGAAGACGGGGTGGACGGCTCAGGTGATGTCGGACTGGTTGCGCAACAAGATAATGAACGGCGAGGCGCCGATGGCGCTGAACGTGGATGGCGACCACGTCCCGCTGCGCTTTCCACGTCGGCATTGATGGAGTGAGTGATGATGGACGACAACCCGTTCAAGGCGGAGCACGGCAATGGAGCAACCGCTCTACCTTAGTTCAGAGTTGGTACTAGAGGTCGAAGTGCGGATGGAGGACGGCGGGATAGTCGCGTGGAAGTTCATGGCAGACGATTTTGCTGACGATATGGCTATGTATATCGATAAGCGTGGGGGCAGCGAAGAGATTGAAATGAATTATATCTGGGAGACCATACCGCTAGGTGTGGCGCGGGCGTTTGCTGGTTATTTCACGGAAGTTGTTCGGCGCCATGATGAGCATCAGCGCAATGCGCGGAAGGAGTGAGCCATGATGGACGACAACCCTTTCAGGCCAGAGATGGAAGCGCGGCGCGCGCAGCGGCAGATGCAGCGCATCACCGAGGCACAGCAGCAGGCAGTGGCTGATTACGAGCACGCCAAGGGAGCGCGCGACTATCGGCGCTATCAAGCGGATGCAGAGCACTACATGCAAGGCAGTGGAGTGCTGCAACAGGACCGCACGTCCGCGACGCTGGACGCAATGCTGCATGCCATCGACGGGCTGCGCGAGACGGTGAAGCAGATGAACGCGGCGCTGGTGGAGATCCGCAAACTCATAGCGCCGAAGATTGTCGAGTTTCCATCAAATGCGCTGAAGCACAGCGATCCGGGGTGGACGCGCATCGGTGGCGGGATGGTGAAGTACTGATGCGGCTACCGGTCGTTCTTGCGGCGGCGTTGGCACTGTCGGTCGCGGCCTATGGCCAGACGGTGGATCTGTCGGGTAGCGCGTCAGGCGGCGGCGGTATTGTCATCGCCACGGCCGGGCCGGTGACGCTGACCGGCATCGTGACCGAGACCAACATGGTCTCGTTGAAAATCCCGGCCAATACCATCGGCAAGAACGGGTTGGTCGAGGTTAGATGTCTGTGGGCCAATACGAACAGCGCCAACAACAAGACTTTGTCGATCCGGTTGAGCCAGACATCTGGTGCCGTTAGCGGTCAGCCAGGCTTTCAGACCGTCCTGACAACAACCGCCACGGCTCAATCGCTTCTGGCCATCGGCAACAGCGGCGCAACCAATGCGCAGCTCGGTTTTGCAAACGGCCAGTTGCTCCTGACACCATACGGAGCCACTACCGCCGGCACTGTGACCGGCACCGTTGATACGACAGCGGACGCATGGATTAACATCAACGGCGTCGTCGCAGCAGCCGGCGAGACGCTGACGCTGCAACACGCCGCCCTCGTGATTTTCCCCGTGCCATGATGCGTCGCGCACTCATCGCTGCGGTGCTTCTCGTCAGTGCGCCGGCGCTGGCGCAGCTGGTTACGTTCCCAGGCGTGGGCGGTGGTGGTGGCGGTGTCGTGGTATCAACCACCGGGCCGGTCAACCTCACCGGGACGACGGCCGAAACCAATCTGGCGAGCCTCCGGATACCGGCGAATAGCATGGGTAAAAATGGCGCAGTCGAGATCAAGGCGCTGTGGAGCTACACGAACTCAGCCAACGTAAAGACCTTGCAGCCACGATTTACGTCAACGGCAGGCGCAACGTCGGGCGGTGTCCTCTGGCCGAATGCCGCACCGACGACGACGGCCAGCTTTCAGATGCTGCTGATACTGCACAACAATAACGCCACCAATTCGCAGACCGCGTTTGCCAACGCCGGCGGCTCGCCATTTGCCTCGACCGCTTCTGCGATTGCCACGTCCAGCCTCGATACGACGGCCGATACTTTCATCAACCTGAATGGTGCCCTTGCGCTCAGCACCGAAACGCTGACCTTGCAGCGCGCCACGGCAACGGTGTTCTACGCGCCATGATCCGTCTGGCACTCCTGCTGTGGGCCGCGCTCATGCTGGCGATGTCGGCCTCGGCACAGATGGGCATTGCACCGCCCTCCGGCTTCATCGTCGCCGCGACACAGGGGCAGACATCGGTCACCGGGACGACCGCCGAGACGAACCTGGCGAATTTCAAAATCCCGGCGAATACCATGGGAAAGAATGGCCATATCGAAATCAAAACGCTGATGAGTTACACGAACAGTGCCAACAACAAGACCTTGCTCATCCGCCTCTCGTCATCGCAAGCAGTCGGTTCCGGCGGCCTGCTCGCAGCGACAACGCAGTCAGCGACCGCTACGATGCAGGCGATGGCGGTCTACCGCAACAACAACGCCACCAATTCGCAGATAGCGTATGGCGCTCCGATCGGTCAGCCATTCTCCTCGTCAACCTCCGCATCCGTCACGTCGGCAATCGATACGACGCAGGATGCGTGGGTGAACATTAGCGGACAACTTGGCCTTGGCACCGAAACGCTGACCCTGGTCCACGCCTACGCCGTGGTGTT